CCGCTAAAGAAATTATCAGGTGTACTAAGCACTAAAGGAGTATAAGTGCTCGGCACAGTATAGAGATGTACATCACCAGTCTTAACAGGCGGTGGATAATCTGCTAGGGATTTAACCTTAGGTAGACTACCATTCGCCTTATTTGATTCCGTGAGTACCTTATGCCAGTTCTTTCGAAGCTGATCATAATACCTCGTCTCTTGTGCTTGCATTAGATTCTTAACTTCATCTGAAGTAAGGCTAAGGAAAGAATAGAGCTTTTCTAAAGATTGTGTAAACATTGCATCCACACAGAGTAAGCCGATTAAATCGTCCGTACTTAGCATGGTTGTATCATGTTCATTAACAGTAGAAAGTTCTTCCCTAGTCATGCCTTGGAGACTGGATTGAAGAGCTCTACCTAGTTCAGGTATCTGCTTCTTTCCATAGTTCCAAAAGGCCCAGACTGGATTAGGTCTGCGAGCTTTAGGCATAGCAGCAGCTTTGTCGATGAAACGTAACTCGTATTCATTAGGACAAAACTTGTTGCCCAAGATGGGTAGACCTAACCCGTTAAGATGTTCGGGTACAAAACAGGGCACGCCGGCCCTACCTAGAAAACCAGTGTTTTTCACAGTTCGTGTAGGATAACGCATGACAATCTTCTCGCGACGAGAAGGTATCACTGTAGGAGGTATTGCCTCATGGGTGTCAGTAGCAGGCGAACCACCAACATGTTGGAATGGTCCATAATCCTTATACTTGACATACTCACATGCAGGGACATGAGTCTCCTTTGTACGACTGTGAAGGTGAATATACTGACCTAAAACGCGTTCCCTGAGAAAATCAGGGCAATCTTTTATAAGCTTAGTACACTTCTGTCCTATAGATAAAAAGGAAGAAGTATCACCACTCTTTCTAATATTAAAGAGTAAACCCATATTAACATAGGGAATTAATTGAAATTTTCCCTCACTAATTCTGAAAGTAGTGGAGTTAATATTAAGGAACTGGTTGGAATAGTACACCTTCCCTATAGAGGGTTTAAGCCCACATAAGGAAGCATACCTCTTCCACTGAGAATACCCAGTTTCTGATGTCTGGAAGAGTCCATCATCACCATTTATGAGAATCTTCAAATCCCTTAAAGGGATCCGAGTTTGAAGATCTTCCTCTACTACTAACCTGCAGATCGCTAGGTTAATAATACATAAGATGGGAAATGAGACGATAGACCCCATCAACTGACCATTAGTCTGTTTCCTTTTCCAGACAAAGCTCTTCTGTACACCCTTAAGATGAGATCCATAATTGGGATCTGGTGTATTATGCTCTAAATCGTGGTAAGTCATGGCTTCAAAGAACATTTGGGTTTGATCCAAATCAAGCTTAAAATGCTCACAGATTTCATTTACCACTACATTAGAACACCAGGAGTAGAGCTGATTTGTTGCATCAGAATAGTCGACAGATAAGAAAGGAGTTTCCTTATCCGGGAACATAGCTTCTAATGTCTCAGCCTCTACCACTGGATGCTTAAGGAGAGAGAAGCAGGGATATTTACAGATACGGCTATAGATAGCTCTCCATAAAACCTTTAGATAGGTACCACGTAAGGGTGGACCCTGCGTTATAACACGAACTTTTAATGGTTCAGCCAGAGGCATAGTCACAGCAGTTGGACGTTCCAAGATTGCTTGCTCACGTAAACGTGAGAAGAATGTATTGAAGCGTGTATTCAACTCTGAGCTATCAGCCTCTAAGACGGTTTCACCATCCACAATAAGTTCATTAAACTTAACTAGTGAGTCTTCCGAGACAAGACCGTTAAGTAAACAACTTTTCATGATATCACCTACAGCACCACCGCCTGTACGACTATTCGTATAAGTTGAGCTCGTTGATGGCAAGAAAGGTTTAATTTCCTCGTCAAACGGATTAGAAGAATTATAGAATAGTTCTTTACAGACGACCTTGAACATCTTAACCAGTTTCTTAATATCTGGTTCATCCTTAATCTTTT